TAGGAATGTTCACCCCGAAATTGAGTGCAGGCGTCAACGCAGTCTTAGGAATAGAAACACTAATCCGATTCAGCCCTCGAATAATACTGTTTATCCCGCTAATGAAAAAGTTGATGAACGTTTCCCACATGCCGATATATCCGTTGATTGTTGCCTTAAAGAATGTGCCCACCGCCTCCAGCACAGTAAAAAACCCGTCCTTAAACCCAGACCAAGACACCAACAGGAAATCTGTGAACGCCCCCCAAATTTTCTGCCCTGTTTCCGTCAACGTAAAGAAGGCGACAAGCCCGGCAATAAGGCCAACAATCAGAGTGATGACAATACCTATCGGGTTAGCTTTGAGTGCAGTGTTGAAAGCGCGGGTTGCAACAGTGGCGACACCCTTAGCGGAAGCAAAAGCCAGCTGCGCCAAAGTGACGATGCCCAAAATTTTGTTATATAAAATTACTCCCGCAATAAGTGAACCCAAAACTATTGCCACGTTCGCAACCACCACCGCGTTCTCCGTAAGAAAAGCCGTAAAGCCAGCCAACACGGGAAGCAAAGCATTCAGAATCATCATAAATACCGGTAGCAACTCGAGAGCCAGCTGAAGCACCGTGGCGGCAATCTGCACCATCACCGGCAAAATAGGAATCAGTTGCGTAATCAAACCTGGAAGTGCAGAGACCAGCTGGGTAATTGTTGGCGTCAAAGCCTTGAACGCGGGAATAAGCGCATCACCAACCTGCTCAATAACAGGCTTCAAATCCTCGACAAGAGCCTCCATCGTTGGCCCCAATTCGGTGCCGATAGCAATGCCCACATCGTTGACAAAACTGCCAAGAATGCCCAGCTGTGCGCTAAACGTCTGCAACTGTTTGGTGGCAACATCTTCAGTAGTGCCGCCCGCCTTTTTCAGGTCAGACTCAAACGCCTTCAACGCGTCAGAGTTACCCATCAAGGCAAGCGTCCCCGCCAAAGTTTCTTCAGTAAAACCTAAAGAAGCAAGCTCAGCTCGACGCTGCTCCGAACTCATCCCATCGAGAGCAGTTTCCATTTGCGCAATAATGTCGCCAAGGTTGTTGAACGTACCCCCAGCATCGAACACCTGAATGCCCAGACGCTCAAAAGCGTCACCGTTATCTTTTGCCCCGTTAGTCAAACCACGGATGACCGCGTTGAAAGTTGTGCCCGCCTCGGAGCCCTTAATGCCTGCCTTAGCGAAAACCGCCAGAGTTGCCACACCAGTCTCTAGCTCAATGGAAAGGTCTTTCATTGAGGCGGCAGCTTTGTTTGTTAGCGCTTCCGCAAACTGTTGCACAGTACCATCCGCGAGAACGTTTGCCTTGACCAAAACGTCTGAAACCCGTGTAAGGTTTTTCATGTTTTCTGCGGCGTCAGAAGACGATAGCCCCAGCGCCGATTGTGAGTTGGCTAACAAACTGGTGGCGGTTGCCATATCGAACAGCCCTGCCTGCGCAAAGCTTGCCACCTTCGGCAAAGCCGCGATCGATTGTTCAGCGCTCAAACCCGCAGACGCCAAAAAGAAATAAGATTCCGCAGCCTGCTCAGCACTAAACGTCGTCGTCTTCGCAACCTCACGGGCAGCAGCAGACATATCATTACGCAACACATCCGACACATCACCCATGATCGCAATCGACTTGTTCATTGCAGAATCAAAATCGGCAAACGCCTTCACCGACGCAATACCGATACCAGCGACAATCGCGGTCGCCCCAGCAATAGCCTTACCGATACCGGAAGCAAAACCCTTCAGATCGTTTTCAGCCTGCCGCAACCCTTTAGGGTCAGACCGGTAACTGATAGGTAAAACAATAGGCTTAACCATTAGCTCCCCCTATTCAGTTTCGCAATAAAGTTGTCGATGGAACGCAAAGCTATAGCAAGAATTTCCGGCTTCTGGGTCCTGAAAGATTTGAACACAAACCTTCCGCCCTTACCGTCCAAAGGGTGACGGCGTTGCAGGTTCTCAATCATCGCCTTGCCTGATGGGCTGATGCCTTTGCTGCGGGAACCTGCCCTCTCCGTGATAGACAACAAACGGCCAAACGACGAACCGCCGCTCACGTTGATAAGCGCCAAAGCTTTCCCAGGCTTAGACATCGAATTAGTGACAACCTTGCCCGAAACAGTCCCCCACCGTGAAGCCATCCCAGACAACGGTGCCTGCTTAGGATAATCGCCAACAATCTTAGAAACTACAGGATTCAAACCAACCCGTAACTCCTTCGCCAACTGTGACTTTAGAGCAGGCTCAACCCGATTCAGGATTGCACGCACCTCAGCAAGTTTCTGCGGCGTCAGCTTCATATCAATGTTGACTAAATCTTTACTCATCCGCGAAACTCCAATCAAAACAATTCTACCGCTTGCCCGGTTTCCGCTGACTAGCCTGCGACTTCGACACAAGATAACGGTTCATCGTCCACAACATGCGCGAATCTAAACCCATCAACTCCGTAGGGCTCACCCCAGTCTCACAAGAAATAGAAGCGATAAGCCAATGCATCGACTCATCACCAAGCCCCACTATTCTTTTGGGTCAGCCGCCGAAACCATATCCACCAAGTCAAGCCACTTATCAAACTCAAGGGCCGTCACATTAGTGCGTTTCTCAACATGCCATGCAAGAAAAAACAGGTGTGTCATGCGCACGTTCGACTGTAGCGAAGCCATGCTCAAATCGAAACGCTCCTCGAAAGCCACAATATCTGCGGCCTTCCCGGTCACGTCATGAGTTGTGCCATCAACGAAAAGAATCTGTAGGTTGAAATTCATAGGTTATGCGGTTCCTCTAGTGACAACTCCCGAAGCCAACGGCCACGAAATGGACAGGGTAGCAAGATCGCCAATGGACGATGCGAGCGGGCTGTACTCGGTGCAAAGGAACACACCAGAATAGGAAGGGTTAGTCGATGATACGACGGAACCCAGAGGGGAAACCGTCACGGTAGCGTTCGTGCCCAAAAGTGGGAAGAGGGTACTGTCCACGGATGCGGCCCCGAAATCTTGATGGAAGTCAAGCGAAACGCTGGCATCTTTCAACCCTGCGATACGTTGCACAAAAGTGTTACCGAAAGCGGTCGTCTCCTGTTCGGCAGCGCTAATGTCGAAAGTAACTGCAGCAATGCTTGTGCTGAAGTTAGTCCCGTTGATTGTGATGTTGTAATCAGTAGCGACAAACTTTGCCACGTTATTCTCCTTCTTAGTCTGCGTAAACAGTGACAGCGAAATCCGCTGACAAATACGTTATATCTCCAATTGTAACTGACTGCACGTTACTCATCTCAGTAACCCTCGTGTCATACGCGCTACCCGCCAAAGTTTTATCTGACTCCACCGCGGCCTTCACCGAACGGTCGCCAGTACTAATGAGGGCGTCCAGATTCTTTTGGGCACTAGCTGTAGCAAGACGACCGAAAATTACGGTCACGATAAAACTGTATTCGACAAGGCCGCGCTGGAAAGATTGATCGTACAAGACGGACTGCAACTGTACAACTGCGGCAGGCATTGCAGGATTGTCAGGAATGTCCGCATAGGTTCTTATCCCGCTGATACCGCCCAAGTTGGTTGCGAGGGCTGTGCGCATCGCTGTGATGCTCACGCCATCCTCACCTTCCGGTACGGGTCGATAAGTCTAGAAACGTCAGGGTCTACACGGCCAACCCTCACCACTCCAACGTCTGAGAATCCGAGGACACCGGTGGGCGATTCATACCTTTTCCACGCCCTGAGAGATGCCAGAATGGTTGCCTGTTTGATAGCGGTCGGGATAGTAGCGAAACCGAACACACCCACAATTTGTACTGAAGCTTGACCCGAATTGATATCGCGTGGCTCATAGATAGGCCACAGTTTAGAGCTAATAGCTCGCACCCGTGTCGCCGGAGTTACAAGACCACCCACAAGACCATTCAACGGTTCAAGCTGATAGTCCGTCGTCGCCCACGTTTCATCAAAGCCGCCCTCACCCGTAGTATCACTTTTGATACTAGACACCGAAATAATGTCGTCCGTTTCGAGCAGGAAAATGTTGTACGGAATATACACTCTCGTCGCTGTTCCCGAACTGTAAAAAACGCGTTCACAATATGCGTCAATGTCGCGGGATGCAGACTCCACCGCAATCTCCAACAAACCGTCATCGATATTGTCAGTGATGCGGGCCGCAGCCTTCACATCAGTGAGCGTCGCATACCCATTCACAATCGCCACAATAAACCTCCAACCATCATTCTACCGGTTGACCTCCCACCCGTTCTCGCGCCTTCGAGTGACATCCCAAAAGCCTGCACTGTAATCGCCTCGAGCAACCTTGTCGTCAAACAGTTTCCGGTTGCTCACAAAGGTTCGACTGTTTTCTTGTGCGAAGGTTGCATCGGATTTTATTGTGGAACTGTTTTCATGATCCACAGGAATGTCAAGCTTCACGATAGGAACCCCAGCCTGCACACAGCGGCGCTCATAATCTGTATCCTCAAAATATGCGGGAAAGAACCCCTCATCAAACAAACCCACACGCCCCACAGCCTCCC